CGTGGTGGGTATCGCCCAACAGCCCCTCAAAATAACCCAGCAAATGTTTCTGCAACTGGTGGCAACGGGCAATCAGGCCGTGCCACACAACCTGCAAAGTATATTGCTGGCATGCCATATGGCGAGGGACAAGCAACCATGGAACAACAAATGGGTGCACCTATGCAGGGTACTGAGCAAGTTGGAACTAGTCGTTTAGACATTACCCCATTAACCGCTGAAACAAAGTTTAAGGATGAACCAATTACTGCTGGTGCAGATTTTGGCCCTGGTCCTGATTCTAGTATTTTAAATCTTCCTAGCACTGAGCAAACAGTTCTTTCTGTTATTAGAAAAATTGCACAGCAAGACCCAACTGGTGACAGTGAATTAATTTATCGCATGCTAGAAGATAGTGGTGCTTAATGCCAGAGGTGCCATTAGACCCATCTGTAGCACAGTTAAGTCCTAACTTTTATTCTGCTGCTATTAAATCAACCCTTGATGCTAAGTCAAGAGTAATGATTGAACAGTTGTCTCAAAGCCACAAAAAAGGTAAAGAGTTACTTAAACTAAGTGATAAAAAAGCGCGTGAAGAGTTTTTAAAACTTGACCCAATTGTGCAGAACAACATCCGTTATATTTATTCTGACAAAAAACAATTTTTACCAGAACAAAATTTAGTAGGTAAAGTTGTTCAAGGCATTGGTAAAGCAGCAATGGGAACTGCTACAGGAATCTTTAGTCCATTTATTGCAGCATTTAAAGTTGCAGAAGAATATGGACAGGTTCTAAATACAGCAAACATTGCTCGCGCTCAAATGGAACAAGGTAAGCCATTTACAAAGAAACTTCTTTCAGATTCTTATAATGGATTAAACTCTTGGCGTTGGGACAAAGTTGCTAAGTTTGAAAAGCAATATGGAAAAGCATTAATTACCTTAGCAAGAGGCAATGCCGAAGGTCGCAGAATTGGTGAATCAATTGATGAATATGGAACAGTTGATGCAGATATGTTGGCTGCTATTCAATTTATGGGAGATGAACCCGTTAAGTTTCAAAATCTTTTAACTACACTTAAATCAGAAACTCAAGTTTCACCAGGCCGTGACTTCTCAAATAAATTTCCTTCAACAAATACTACTGTTGATAAAAATCATTGGGCTGTTAAGTTTAGCAAAAAACTTGGTATTGATGTTTCAACCAAAGAAGGCGTAACAAAAGCCAAAAAACTTGTTTCGGGACCAGTTGATGCTATTTACCAGGTTGCTATTGACCCACTAACTTATGTTGGCGTAGGTCCTGCGGTTAAAGCAGTTACCAAAGGCGTAGATGGTATTCAAGTTGGCGCAAAAGAAGCATTACAATTTGTTGGTCTAAAATCTCGTGGACAAAGAATGGCAGACCAGTATCAGTTTATTTCTGAGAAGGCTGGCACTGCTTCTGCTGGAATGGACTGGGCATATCGCCAACCAGAAGTTATTAATTTTTGGGATGAACCAGAACGTGGCCTTGGTCCACTAATGAAGCGGTATACAGAGGCTGAAAGCCCAACTGTTAAATCTCAAGTATGGAACCAAATTAAACAAGATTATCCACAGTATCGTAATAGAGAATTAGTAAAATTAATTTCAACAGAAATGAAAAAAACTAATGACTATAACGCTGTTGGTGCAAAGCGATTCTTTACACAAGTAGATGATTTTGACACAATGCTTAGCGGTCCAGTCGACGGTGTTTCATTCCGTCGTGATGGTATTCCTGTTGCTCGTTTTTATAGAAACATGACATCTGCCGTTCATAGAACTGCGTATGATTTGTTTAATCCTACTATTGGTGCAAAAGCAACTGATGAAGCAATACGTAAAAATGATGAAGGTTTAGAAAGTATTATGAATACTTTGCGAACTGTATCAAATGATTCGGAAGTTTTGCTTAATCCAAACATTGAAGATATTTTTGCACTACAAAGCAATGTAAAAAGCGCACGCAAAATTGCTTATCAAATTGGAACTGGTTTAAGCCGTTCTCCTGGTCGCATCCTTTGGGGCGATAATTCTATTAAAACAGTTGAGAGCGTAAGAAATTTAGCCAATCAAGTAATGGATACAAAGTTTGCTGATGCTTTTGCTGAGGCTTATCCAAATGAACCAGCAGAAGTTCAGATTACAATGATTCGTAATCTTTACAATGCATTTATGATTAAAATTGGAATGTATGGTAGCCCTGGCGGTAGGGCGCAAGCAGAAGAAATCCTTGCTAAAACCTTTAACGAAACAGGTATGCTTTCTACAACAAGAAGCGAAGTGCCTCTTGAATGGGTAGATGAAATTAGCCCTAATTTAATTCGCTATGAAAATGATATTCCATTCCAAGCGTCAAAGGGAATTATTGAACCATCTCAAATGACAGATGGTATATCACCACTTCCTTATGATTTGCTATATCAGTACGCTGCTAGTGCTAAATTAAATAAAAAGGGCAAAAAGGGTAGTGTTGATAGACCAAATGAAAAAATTACTTTTACAAATCTTCTAGGTGGAGCAACAAGAAACAACTTTGTTCGCAAGTACACAGACTTTTGGGCAGACCTAACTCTTTATCCACGCTTGGGTATTCGTTCAGCAATTGATGAAACATTTTTCTTTTTTATGTATGCACCATACTACGATGTTAAAGCATTTCTTAAGGGTGAGGCAATATTTCCAACAAGAGCCTTAACATCTATTACTGGTTCTAAGGCATCTCAAGGTCAGTATGCTCGTGGGCTTTATAAGGTTATGAAGAACCTTGACCCAACTAAAAAGTTTAGTCCAGAAGTTCGTTACAACGCTATAAAAAAGTTAGCAGAGATAGAATCTGTTAAGCGTGGATACAATGTTCCACAAGCAGAAATCTCAATGGCGTTAATCCGCGAAGACATGGTTTATCGTGCTCAAGATTTGTATAAGAATACTGTTTCAGAATCAACTTGGAAAAACATTGAAAAGTTAATGCGTAATAACCCAGTTGTATTTGAGTCAATGATTAACTCAATGGGTGCACGTTCTTCTATATCTGGAAAAATAGATGTAGATTTTGTAGATTCAATGTTTACCCCTAGCAATTTGAGTAAAATGATGACAGATGCTGGACTTGTAAAGAGTGGTAAATATACTGCTCGACAAGTTTCTGAAATGTCAGAGTCAGCCATTGCTGTAACTCACTTTGATAACTGGTCTATTCGTTTTCCTTACAATAGTGAGCCCATTGCACCTGGAATAAAGTTATCTCCAGCCCCAGTTTTTTATAAATACAATGCATTAAAGACAAAAAATGATTTTACTTCAGCCCGTAATGAATTAATGGAATCTATGGGTGTTGGATACAATGATGAAATTGAAGGCTTTGCTGTAACTAATTCAGAACTAGCCAAAAGATTTCTATCAAAGTTTTCATCAACAGTTTACTATCGTCAAAAAGGTGTACCTGACGAGCAGATTGCACGTATCCATATAGAGAACATGCTTCTTGATATGAGAAACACTTTCCATGGTGGTCCAAACTCTTATAATGAAGAACTATTTGATTTAGTTAAAAGCAAGTATGCAGAAATTGAAATCTTCCGCATGAAGTCTAAGCAAAATATGGACAATGCTTGGGAAAATGCATCTGCCGCTCTTACCTTTGACGAATTTCAAAAGGCAACAGTGGGTCGTCACCCAGTAAGTGGTGAGATTAATACGCGACTTGTTAGCCATGGCGATAATAAAGATATGGCTGTCTTTGAAGAAGAAGGCGGATTGCCTATGCTTCTTGAGAAGTTTCAGAACTGGTCTATGGAAGTAATGGATGCAACCGTTACTGGTATGTATCGCCAGAAGGCTTTGTGGATTTACTTTGACCAAAGAATGGATAGCCTTGTTCCTTACGAAAACATGCTACGTACCCGCATGGAAAGGGAATTAATTGAGCAGGGCATGGCTCCAGCCTTGGCTAAATCTAGAGCAGCAGCACATGCTGAAAAGCAGACTGTTGAAATTGCCTTTAAAGACTCAAGCGAAAAACTTTTAGAGTATGTAGATAACCCAGAAGTTAAATCTAACTTTGCAGTATCGGTCCGTTCTGTTGGTAGATTCTACCGTGCAACAGAAGACTTCCATCGCCGCATGTATCGTCTATTCACAAAGGCACCACTACGCACCTTGTATCGTTTGCGTTTATTAAACACTGGTTTAGATGCAGCAGGAGATGTTTACGAAGATGATAAGGGAGACAAGTATGTTGTATTTCCTACAGATACTATTATTAACTCTGCAATTGAACCAGTTGTTCGTACTCTAACTGGCAACAAGACATTTAATATACCAACATTTAATGACATTACATTAAAGTTGCGTTTGATTAACCCATCCTTTGCACCAGATGCTGGTCAACCAGCGTTTGCTGGTCCTATTGGAGCGGTAAGTATTCTTTCTGTTCGTGCATTACTACGTAATATAGTTCCATTTGCCGAAAGAATTTTACCTGGAAGCCAAGAAAGCATAGTTGCAGAACTACAACCTAAGTTTGAAAAAGCCGCTGACATAGTTGGTCAGATTGGATTAGGTTCTTTTGCTGATTCAATGACATTTAGAAAAGCAATAACACCTATGCTTGTTGATACAAGTATGGGTGCACTGTCAACGCTTACTCCATATGAGTGGGATAGACAAACTACAACTGCAACTCTTCAGGCAATTGCTTATTTTCAGGCTAATGGAATGGGTATTTCAGAGGATGCCACAGCGGAAGAAAAGAAAAAATACCTTGATAATCTAAAGATTTCTGTTAGCAATATTATGATTGGTCGCACTATCTTGGGTTATATATCTCCAGGTATGCCAACATTTAAAGAAAGCAAAGATTTACCCGCATACATGCGTAAGGTTGGTATTACATCTTTTAAGGCAGAGTTCTGGGATATTTACAATGGTATTCTTCGTAATGCTGGAGATGATGTTAGTGATGTATTTGATTTAGCAGTTGCTACATTTGTAGGCAAGAATCCAGGTAAGGTAATCTGGACAGTGCCACGCACTGAAAAAGAATACAAAGTATTTATCGCACAGACAACTGAGGTTAAAGACTGGGCTATTAAGAACAAGTCTTTTGTTGATACCTACAAGGAAGTTGCTTATCTGTTTGCGCCACGTGCTGGCGACTATAACTCAGATGTTTATAACTGGTTGCAAGCAGAAGGTTTAATTAAGTTACCAGAGTTTGAGGACTATTTGTTACGTCTTCAGATTGCAGAGGACAAAGAACAATACTTTGAAATTGGTAATCAATTAGAAAAAAGACTTGAAACAGTTGGTATAACACAAGAGCGCAAAGAGTTAATTAACATTGCTGCTCAATCTAAAAAGGATTTGATTACTTCTAACCCTTACCTAGAGGCTGCTATTAATGGTTCCATTAATGAGCGTGGCGAACTGGGCAAAAAGTTTAAGGCTCTCAATGAAGCAATCAATAGTGATAAGACTCCTGTTGATAAGCAGACTCGCAAAGCAATGAAACTAATTCTTGAAGAAGTTGCATCCTTTGTTGTTATGGCTGAGGATGAATCAATGGGTATGCGTTATGACTTTACTGAAATTAAAAAACAAAGAAAAGCAGAGATACTAGAAGTTATTGATAAGTTAGTTAAGTCTAGCCCAGCAATTTCTGAAGCAAATAGATTAATATTTAAACCACTACTTAATTCATATTCACGAGATGTCAATACGGCAGGTCCTACGGAGGTTAATAGATAATGGCTGTTTCTTCACCAGACCAAGCCCGTGCTCAACAGGCTGCTAAAGACAAGGCTAATGCCAATAAGGCTAATGCTTCTCGTGACCAAAAGAACTCTCTTGAAACAAACTTTGGTGGAGCACAGCCAAAATACATTTTAGACTTTGACCCAAGCGGTAGAGTTCGTATTCTTCAAACAAAAGTTGGTGGAGAATGGGAACAAAGATTTTTAATAATTAATTCAAATGGTGTTGACTATAGTTTTGCTAACAAAACACAGGTTGTCAAGGCAATTCGTAATTTATATAAGAATCAAAAGGAAGCATTACGAAAGCAATTACTTGACCTAGGTTATATAACAGAGCGAGAGTTTAATACTCGTAGCGAAACCGCACTTAACAGCGGTGTGCTATCTGCTGCCAATGAGTTTACAACAGAAGTTGTAGATGCCTACACTGTAGAAGGTACAACAAAGTTTCCTACATTTGATAAGTGGTTAAGTGGTAGACCAGCGGCTGGTGATGGCGATGGTAAGAAAAACCTACCAGTTCGTGATATTGAACTTATAGACCGTGATGTAATAGAAGCAATGGTTAAAGATTTTTATATGGAAGAACTTCAAAAAGAAGTAGACCCAGAAATTATTAAAGCCAAAACTGACCGTGCCATGAAACGAATTAAAGAAGGTAGTTTAACTACTATTAAAGAAGGTGGCAAAGAAGTAACACGTACTACAACACCACGTTTTTCACAGGCTGAATTACAAGCAGAATTAAGTAAAGAAATTCCAATAGAAAATACTGTGGATTACAATAGAGCACAGAGTCTTAACTTTCTTACTTTTTTATCAGGAATGGAGCGCGGGTAAATGGCAGACTTGGCTACCCTTCAACAGCAGTATGACAATGAAGAAAAAACAATTAATGCTATGCCACCAGGGCCTGCAAAAACAAGGATGCAGTTAGACTTTGAGGCCAAGTATCCTAAAGGCAGACCAAAAAAAGTAGAAGATACTAGCAATGAAGGTGCGGCAGCAGCGTTAGCATATGGCATAACAGAATCTTTAACTAACGCTTTTCCAGAATTGTTTCCTATTTATCAAAAGTTTTTGGCTAAGGATTACGCTGGTGCTAGATTAGATTACTTTGCAAGTAAGTACTATCAAAATCTAACCGAAACCGCTAAAACTCGTCAAGGATTAAAGGCAACAGCCCGTGGTCAATATGACCAACTATTAGAAGGATATCGTTTAAATCAACGTAAGCGTTTAACTGCTAAAGGTATTAACCTAGATGACGAATCTTTTAATCTTTTTACAGAAACTGCATTTGATTCAGGGCTAGATGAAAATCAATTAGATATCAGGATTCTTAATTCTGGAAAGTTTGGTCCAATTGGTGGCTCTACTCTTGGATTAGTTAACACACTTAAAGCCTATGCTGACGATTATGGTGTAAACAATCTATTAAACCAATCATTCTGGGACCAGAAATCTACGGATTTATTTGCTGGCAGAATTACAGAGGATGACCTAGAGCAAGAGATTCGCAACCTATCGGCTAGTGCCTACGCTGCTTATGCACCTGGCATTATGGCTGGTCGTACCCTTGCTTCACAAACATCTGCAATTAAGCAAACATATGCAAACCTATATGGATTAGACCCAGATACTGTGTCATATAGCGCACCAAACTTTATGAAGTTACTTCAATATGTAGACCCTAGAACTAAACAACCAGCACCTATTCCTTTATGGGAAGCAGAAAAGATTATTAAATCTCAAGATGATTGGTTGTATTCAAAACCCGCTCAAGACGAATTCAACAAGGTTGGTGTTGGAATCCTTAAAGAATGGAAACTTATTTAATGGCTGATGCAAGCGTTGCGTTAAGAAAACTTCAGTCAGGTCAGGCATTAAATGATGCTGAAAAAAAGATTCTTGGTATATCTGTAACTGTTGTTACTCCTACTCCCACTCCATCATCTAGCGTTGCAAATGATTTTATGGAAGAGGCTATTCCTTTAAACTTTAAAGGTGGAGGAAGTGGACCTGTTAATGATACATCTAAAATAACACAGGCTGAAATGACTGCTGCTTCTATTGCTGCTGCAAGAGAATTAGCAATGACACCTTATACAGAACTTTCTGCAGCAGAGCGCGCTGCAATGAGTCAAGCAGAAAAGACTGCTTATCTTAAAGCAGCCCGTGAAGAAAAAATGGCTCTTGATGCAGAAGAGCGTGCTGCGTCTAATCCAATGTTTGACTTTAGTAATCGTCCAGAGGCTCCAACTAAGCCAGGCATGATTCAATATTATGCTTGGATTGGTGATACAAATACTGGTTCATGGAAACTTTATTCAGCCCCTGACACTCCAGAAAATCAAGCAAAGTATGGTGGTCGTTCAGTAGGTGGAGAAACTCAAGCAACTCCAGATTCTCCAGTTGGCGCTAACTCTCTTGTAACTCCAGCAACATGGAATCCAGAAACTAATAGTTGGAATACAACAACTACAGATACAACAACTACTACGGATACAACATTAACTTCTACAGCAAAAACAATTATAAGTACTACTTATACTGGTACTGGCAAAAACCGTAAAAGAGTTGTTAAATATTCTGATGGTACAACAGAGACCTTTGACGACCCAGAAGTTGCTGGTTCTAAAACAATTAAAAGCACTACATATACGGGTAGTGGCCTAAATCGCAAAAGAGTAGTTACGTATTCTGATGGAACAAGCGAAACTTTTGATGACCCAGAAGTAGTAAGTGGTAACTCTAGTACAAATACATCTGGTATGGATGCTGCAACTACTGCTTTAATTAAGTCTTTAGAAAGTCAAATTGCAGCATTGACCAAACAGGTTACTGGTACAACAACAGCAAATGCTGCAGCAGCGCAACAAAAAGCCCTTGAAGAAAAAATACGTAAAGAAAATGCGCTTGCTAATTTAACTGCTACATTTAGTAAGTATAACTTGCAGTCTTTAATTCCAAAGATTAAAGAACTGGTTATTAGTGGCGCAACCGAATCTACTATTGCTTTAGAACTAGCAGAAACTCCTGAGTATAAGGAAAGATTTAAAGCAAATCAAGAGCGCTTAAAAAAGAACTTAGCAGTATTAGACCCTGGTACTTATATTGGCATGGAAGATTCATACCGCCAAGCATTGCGTGCATATGGCTTAAAGCAATTTGATACTGATGATTATGTATCTCAGTTTATTGCTAACGATATTTCTGCTAATGAATTGTCTAACCGTATTGTTACTGCCGTTCAGCGTGTGCAAAACGCTGACCCAGCAATTACAAAACAATTACGAGACTTTTATAACATTGGTCAGAATGACCTTGTTGCTTATGTGCTTGACCCTAACCAACAGTTCCAGAAGATTGAACGTCAAGTTCAGGCTGCTGAGATTGGTGTTGCAGCAGCCCGTCAGGGTATTACTGCTGGTGTTCAGGTTGCTGAACAGTTGGCTGCACAAGGAGTTTCTCAAGCAGAAGCACAAAAGGGTTATGCAACTATTGCAGACATTCTGCCTGATGCTAAGAGACTATCTGATATTTACGGTACAACCCTTGAAGGTTATGACCTTGGGCAAGCGGAGCAAGAAGTATTTAATCAACTTGCTTCTGCTCAACGTAAACGACAGAAGTTAACTCAGCGAGAAATCGCAGCGTTTGGTGGTTCAAGTGGAACCAACAGAACAAGTCTTACTACATCAAGCGTAGGACAAATATAAAATCCTGACATGGACCTATCGGCCCCATGCAGCGTAATAGACCGATAGTAGGAGCCAGCCAGTTTCCCCGAACTGACCTGTGGCCTGCGAACTAACAACGAATAGAAGGGTGGGTTGCTATGAGCAACAACAACTGGGATGAAGAAGACGATGACTTTGATACAGACATCGATAACTCTGACGGAAGTGACTTGGTAAAGAAGTTACGGAAGGCAAAGCGTTCGGATGAAAAACGTATTAAAGAACTCACAGAGCAACTTGAGGTATTTTCCAAGGCGCAGCGTGAGTCAACCGTTAAGGAAGTCCTTGAAAAGAAGGGCGTAAATACTAAAGCAGCACGGCTAATCCTAAAAGATATATCCGAAGTTAATGAAGAGTCAATTAATAATTGGCTATCTGACAATGGAGATTTAATTGGGTATAAGCCTCAGTCAAATAATGACGACATCAATCTTGCGGCATTACGCCAGCAAGATGTTGTGACGCAGCAAGGTATTTCGCCAGATAAAGCAAATGATATGAACGCTCGTCTAAATGGCAATTTTGAGAGCGCTGAAGATTTTATTGCTTTTCTTCAATCACAACAATAATATCCGTTCATAGTCAAGGAGACTAAAAAACATGGCAAACGCCTTTACAGATACATCGAGCGGTTCGTTCGGTGGTACAGTAGGTGGCGCAGGTCTCGTTCAGAAGGCATACGACCGCCTTCTCGAGTTCGCTCTCCGTTCAGAACCCCTAATTCGTTCTGTCGCAGATAAGCGCCCCGCACGTCAAGCAATTCCAGGTTCAACAGTAGTTCTACAGAAGTACGTTGACCTTGATGCAGCAACATCAACACTTACAGAGACAGTTGACCCAGATGCAGTAGCACTGACAACTCCTACCTCTATCACAGTAACACTTAATGAGTACGGTAACGCAGTTCTAGTAACTCGTGCATTGGAACTCTTCTCACTTGCAGATGTAGACCCAGCAATTGCTAACATCATTGCATATAACCTTGCAGATTCTATCGACAAGGTTGCAATGACAACTCTACGCTCAGGTACAAACAATATCTTCGCAGGTAATGCGACATCAGTTGCAACAATTGATGCAGCAGATACACTAGATTCAGCAGACATCCGTCGCGCTGTAGCAAAGTTGCGTTCTAACAAGGCTAAGGGCCGTCGCGGAAATCAATACTGGGTTGGTATTCACCCAGAAGTTTCACATGACCTTCGTGCCGAAACAGGCGACCTTGGTTGGCGCTACCCACAGTCACAGTCTGCCTCTGAATCAAGCAAGATTTGGGCTGGAGAAATCGGTGAGTACGAAGGCGCATTCTTCGTAGAATCATCACGTTTGTTTAATGCTAAGTCAGGTGCAGACCAGACAGCATTGGCAACAACAACAGCAACTGTAGCAGGAACATCAGCAGGATTTACTATTGGTGTTGCTTCATCTGCAGTTATCGCAACACGCGCTGAGGTTGGCGACAAGATTGCTGCAACAGGTATTGCATCTGGTGCAAAGATTACTGCTATCTCAACAAGTGGTTCAACAACAACCAT